GTTTTACAAAGGAGGTATGAACTCAATTACTTCCCTAAAGTAAAAAAGGCACTGGATGGCACAATTAGTTCTTTGATAGCTGTTAT